GTTCTTGACACACTATCCCTAGTATGCGCGAGGTGTGGCGCGTTAGCGCCACAACCTATGGTTGATACTTAATTGATATATAAGTCTCCGTCTTCTCTTAAAACAAACTTATCCTTATCTAACATCTCAAAGTTAGTTATTCCTCTTACTACATTTGCTTTAGAGGTTTGAATATATGCACCATCTCCGTCGTAAATTATTACCCAAACAAACACATTCTTTGCTTGTCTGATTTGTTGTTGTATTGTCATAGTTTCCTCGCTTTGTTAATTGTTATAGTCCCATTATATACTATATAATCCCAGAAGTCAAGAACTATTTTTATTTATATGCGAGGTGTGGCGCGTTAGCGCCACACCTATGGTTGATGGTTCGTTAATCTAGTAGTGTGTAATATTCTTCTGTGAAGTTCTTTTGAAACCAAGTCAAACCCTTTTGCATTAGGTCAAAATCTTCTACTTGTTCTGCGCCTATGATTGTATCATAGATAGCAACTGCAAAAGCTGGTAGCTTTGCATATTGTTGATG